CCTTCGCCTTCAACAACGACGGCGTATAATGCTAACGTGGGCGCGTCATCTAATGGGCGGCGCGCCCACACACCCTGAAGGGGGTCTAATGTCTTATGTTGTGTTAAAATCAACTGTCGCAGGCGGCGCGCGCCGCAACGCTGGTGATGTCATTGAATTGACTGTTGATGAGGCTGGCGTCTTGATCGCCGCTGGTCGCATCGCCAAAGCAGCGCCGTCTCCGAAAGTTGAAGTTCAGGATCGCTCTGTTGGCCTTGAGGCCAGCACAGTCGCTGCTCCGAAGAAGCGTGCCAGAAAGGCGTAAGATGAAGATTGAATTCGTCAAAGCTGCACAGATCGACGGCATCCATCACAAGAAGGGTGCTGATGCCGATGTTGAGGATCGTGTAGCGAAGAAGTTGATCGCTCGCGGCTACGCAAAGGTCTGGCATCCGAAGGCTGTGAGCGAGGAGGCAGAAGATGGCTCTGCCGATTGCTGACGATCTGGCTGCTATTCTCAACGTAGAAGAATTTGCCGTATCTGCTGTTTACCGTCGCGCAAACGCGATGGGCGATACGACGATCAATGGCATCTTTGATAACGAGACTGTTCCTGTGGAAACTGGCGGCTTCGTGCCAGTGCATGAGGAGCAGCCACGGTTCACCTGCCGCACATCCGACATTCCCAATATTGTTGAGATTGATGAGATTGTCATCAGCGGCACTGTCTATACTATTCGCGCGTGGGTGCATGATGGCACTGGCGTGACGGTATTGCAGTTGGAGAAGAAATAATGGCTCACGTTCGTCGGCAGATACGGGACGCGGTTGCAGCCTCTTTGACGAACGGTGTCAGCCTAGTGCAGCGCCGTGTTTACCCGACGCGGGTATTCCCGCTGGATGGCGGCAAGCTGCCGTGTGTGGCTGTCTACACGCTTGCTGAAGGTTCTGGATTGCAGACGATGGGCGTGAAGACATTGCGCCGCGATGCATCCGTTGTCGTCGAAGCATACATTCGCATCACTGGATCGTTTGACGACGACGCTGATGCTATCGCTGTGCAGATTGAAGAAACCATTGCTGCTGACACCACTATCGGTGGACTGGCAAAAGATGCTATTCTGACATCGACAGAAATTGAATTCAGCGGGGATGCCGAAGCACCCATCGGCGTGGCCCGCTTAACTTATTCGGTGGTTTATGTTACGACCATCGGAGACGTGGAAACGGCCAGATAAGGAGGCTCCAACATGGCTACGCACGCAGGTAGCGAAGGCACCGTAAAGGTCGGGGCCAACGCAATTGCAGAAATCCGTTCCTTCTCCATTGAAGAGACGGCAGATACGCTTGAAGACACGACGATGGGCGACACGGCTCGCACTCGCAAGTCCTCGCTGAAATCTTTCAGCGGTTCGGTTGATGTCCTCTGGGATGAGACTGACACCACTGGTCAGGGCGCGCTTGTTGCAGGCGCAGAAGTGACGCTTAACCTTTACCCGGAAGGCGCAGCATCTGGCGACACCTACATGACTGGCTCTGCCATTGTCACTGGTCGTTCGATCACATCGTCCTATGATGGCCTGGTCGAAATGTCGATCACCGTTGAGGGCAATGGCGCGCTGACTACTACTACGGTGGCCTAATGTCAGCACTTGCATCGAAGATTGCAGCCAAGCGCGCTGAACGCGAACGCAAGCATGTCGATGTTGAAGAATGGGGCGATGACGGTGAACCCGTCCGCCTCTACTTCACCGATGTAAGCGCACGTGACATTGAAAAGGTACAGCGCAAACACGCCAACTTCATTTCCAACCCGACGATGGCGTCAATGGTTGAGACAATCATCCTCAAGTGCGAGGATGAGGGCGGCGATCCAGCATTCACGCTTGAAGATAAGCCTGTTTTGATGGGCGAACCTATCGGTGTTATTGCAAAAGTGTTTGGTGCTGTCTTCTCGGCTCCCAGCATTGAGGAGCAGGAAAAAAACTAAGAAGCGATCCGTTTCGCCTCAATCTCATATCTCTAGCTGACAGGCTGGGACGCACAATCGCGGAGATTGAGGAAATAACGCTAGCGGAGTATAATGAATGGATCGCATTCTTTAGGATCGAGAACGAAAGGGCAGAGAAAAATGCCGCTAGGTGACCTGAATATTGTCGTCTCTGCCCAAGTATCAGGTGCAACCGCTGGATTACAGCAGGTTGAAAAAACCCTCGGTGCTGTTGAAAGAGCAACTGGTAGAGCCACAAATGCCACGCGGCAGATGGCAAACCAGTTCGATCACACTAAGACAAAGACCCAAAAATTTGCTATGGGCGCGCTACAGCAGGCGGGTTATCAGTTTGGTGACTTTGCTGTGCAGGTGGCTAACGGTACAAGCGCCGCTCAAGCATTCGGTCAGCAGGGTTCGCAGCTTCTCGGCATTTTTGGACCTATCGGTGCGGTGCTTGGCGCTGGTGTGGCTATCTTCTCAGCCTTTGCTGTTGCTGCGGAGCGCTCAGGGAAGACGGTAAAAAGCCTGAAGGACACGCTTGATGATGCAAGCGCAGCACTTGACCGATACATCTCTCTGACATCTAGCGCATCTGATGTTGCCGCTGATTTCTTTGCCAATGCAAAGCAAATGGCAGAGGCAAATTCTACTACGCTGAGAGACTTGATCGCCATTGAGAAGAATAAAGCTTTTGACGCGATCCTGAAGTTGAACAAGGCAATATACGGCACCATTCAAGCTAGTGGCTTTTGGAATAAGAG